GACCTGGTTCGTGTCCGGGTCAAACACCTTGATCTTCGACAGGTTGTTCCAGTCGAGCCAGTACTCGTACCAGTCGTTCTCGGACCCGTGCACAACGATGCGCCTGTCCCGGAACTCGTCCACCACGAGCTGCACCATGCGGTTCCTGTCCGCTGTGACCGCCCCGAACTCGTCGCCCTTTCCCCACTTGACGAGCTCCTTCGTCTTCCTGTCGCCGGCCAGCGAGCAAAGGAAGACACGGCCAGGGTACCTCTCGTGGAACTTTCTGGACCCTATGAGGTCCCCGCCCTGGTCGACTATCGCTATGCACTTCGGCCAGCGCTTCATGTAGCCGTCCAGCGTCCCGTAGTCGTCGCAGTCTCCCTGCATGAACAGCCCCTTCTGGTTGCCGAGCACGTAGTCGAGCCGTAGCCCGGTGTCCACGCCCATGACCACGCGCTCGTCGGCCCCCGGGGCCCAGAGCTTGCCGGTGAGGTTCTGCAGGAAGTCCTTGCGGAGCAGCTTCGCCTTTCCGTCCGCGTGCGGGAGCCCCAGCACCTTCGTGAAGAAGAACTCCTTAGTCGTCTCGGGGTTCCTGTACCTAGCGACTATGTCGGCGGCGGACACCCACGGCGCCATGAGCATGGAGACCCAGTATCCGCTCCAAGCCCTGTCCGGGTGCTTCGCCACCCACTGCCCGCCCTTGCGGACGTCGCTCGGGAGCCACCCACGGCACTTCTTGCACACGAACACCTCCCTGTCGACGTCCACGCTCATCCTGGCGGGGTTCTCGGCGTCCCAAGACAGGTACTGCCAGTGGGCGCAGTGCGGGCACTTCACGAACCAGTGCTTCTGGTCGCTCTTGAGCCAGTCGGAGTGCACGCCGGTCTCCGGGAGCGAGGGGTGGCTGAACGTGTGTATCTGCTTGAACTTGGAGTGCTGCAGGCGCGCCTGGTAGTCGGCGATGACGTCGAGCTTCGACGAGTCCTTCTCGTCGTGCACCAGCCGGTCTGCCGTGACCATGATCGCGGCCTTCTTCGTCCAGGTGCCCCTGAAGTAAATTATACTGTCCCCGACGCGCTTGGACTCCACGCTGTCCTTGTCGGCCACGTCGGCGACCATGCTCGGGTTGTTCGCTATGATGCGATTCACCTTGCCGCCTACGAACACACTGACGTCGGCATCGGTCGGAAGGGTATTACCTGTCCAGTAACAATGGCCTTTTCGACGCGCATAAAACGTCCCGAACGGCGTTCGCGGACACCAAACAATGCCCTTGTATTTTACCGTCTTAGGAAGTAATTCCCCCGTTTCTACCGACTTGAACTGAGTCATCCGAACCGTGTAACAACCATTCTTCCCTGGATTTATAACGCTCGGCACGTACCCAGCAAGAACAGCAATCATGCAAAGAGTATCTACTGTTTGCTTGTTCTTTTGTGTTACAGCCCACGTCCCCGATCTATCAAGCCACCCATCAGCTTTCGCAAATGTATCGATAAACAGCTTGCATTGGCTCCTTGTAAGCTGTAATGCGAGCCTTGCGTCGGGAACTTTGTTTGGGAACCTTTCCCTGATTTCTTTCCCGAGTGCAAACGCAAAACGGAACGATACGCACCCGTTGTGCTTCATTGGGTACTCTTTCCACTTTACGTTCAAGCTCCTAAGCAACGATCTGATTTCGTCGCAGTACGGCGCGTTCACCCTTTCCGACTGCACAATGATTATTGAGTTGCACTTCTTGCCGGAGCCTTTTTTCTGCTTTAGGTAGTGACCCTCCGCGAATACCCACGCCAGCAAAGCAACTTCATCATCTGTATAAAATGGGCTGATGGTCGCTCCACCGCGGTCTACCGATTTTGGTATGCGAGCATACTTGCCGATCATGTCTCTCGTTTCTCGAAAGAACATATTTCCATTTCCTCGATATGGTTGTAATAGCCATCGGTGATTCGGTGTCACCAACGCGCTAAAGTTTCGCGCTTCAAACTCAATACAATCCATGTCGACGTCTTTCCTAAACACTTCCTGAAGTGGCGACCACTGGGCTGTCCCTTGCTTCGATAACGTGAGAATGATGTCGTTGGATTGGAGGTTTTCTTGCTTAAGGAACCCTCGTTGCGTCAGCGCCTCCGTTTCCTTATCCACGCAGTAGATGATATCAATCTTACGCCTCTTGGCGTCGTAATGGTTCTTCAGGATTGACGCGGTCGACAGACCCACCTGCGCCGCCTTCATGATCGTGAGGTTCTGGCTCTGGTCCTCGTATATCGCCTCGAGGAACGGGTGCTCGTCGAAGTCAATGGGGTCGCCCTTCTCGTTCTTGACCCGCTCCCTTTCCAGCCAATCCTGGATGCCCAAGGTCAACATGGAGTCGTCCACGGCCCTCGCTTCCTTGACCTTGGTGTCCGGCTGGCTCATCTTTTTAACTCAACGCCAAACCCATCCGCCGTTCTGAAAAACCTTCTCGACTGAAGGCAGTTTACGCAGACAAAAGTGGAGTCGTTTCCGACCTCCTTGAAGTCGTGCACCTTTGAGAACGTCTTTTCGCAGGCGTCGTCTTTTTGTTCTTGCTCGTTCATAAGCTTTTTGTCAAATGCCAGTGATCACAATAAGGGCACTGATATATGCGGAGCCGCACGCGGTCGTCGGCCATGCGCTTGTTGGCGGCGGTGGTCGCCCCGCGCTTGTCATACATGACCTTGTCCGTCTCCCCGCAGTACTCCGCCGGAGACATGCACCCCCTCTCCTGGTACCGCCAGCGCCTCATATGCCTATACCCATCCTGACAAAGTGAGGCTCGAAAAGCGAGTCGATGAACTTCTCGTCAACCTCGTCGACCCGCACTCCCGTCATTCTTCTGTGTTTTTCAAGCAGAAGCCTGACAAGAAACGGGTTGCTCCTGTAAATCGACCTTTGCGCCTCCTTGATCACGGACATCATTTTGTCTTGGATTTATCCTTAACCATCTTCAGCGCGTCCATGACGGACACCATCTCCCCGTAGGTTGGCCCGGCCAGCACGTTCGCAATCTCGACGAGAACGCCCGCCCTCCGGTTCCTGTCCCTCACGTGGCCGCACATGAAGTCGTACTGGGCGGCGTAGGCCTCGACCTCCTGGGACAGGCGGAAGTACCTGTCGGTCGTGTAGCGCATCCACCAGGCCCCGGGGTCCGCCCCCTGCTGCCTCGAGTGCGCGGACTCGTGCACGAGCAGGTAGTCGGGAAGCTCCCTGCCGCTCGGGACGTACACGGTGTCGCCGTAGGTGAACACCACCCTGTCCATGTCCGGCCTCATGCCAGCGCCCAGTATCCTGTCGAGCATCGGCGGGTTTTCATGAGATACCTTCATAGCATCCTTTCCTTCAGCCAGACCATCGCGTAAAGCATGTACGCTCCGCCGTATGCGAGGATCGCCACTCCGACGGCCAGCGACACGAGCGCCAGCACGGCGAATATGGCCACGTTCACCGAGTCCCACTTTACGGGCTCCGGCTCGACCATGAGCTCGTGGCAGTTCAGGCACGGCACGACCCTCACAAGGGGGTCGGGCGTTGACCTGGAGTGCTTTGACCACTCGTGAAACCCTAATCCGCACTTCGTTGTCATGCCACGGCCAGGAGGAGAAGCAACAGCCACAAAGGGCTCACCGTGGCCGCGAGCGTCACCGAAAGCATTGCTATGCCCAACCTCACCGCTATTGTGACATTGTCCACAGTCATATAGTTTATTCCTTTTTAGCTCCCTCCAGCTCTTTGTTCACCGACTCAAGCGCCCGACGCTGCCGGATCTCCCGGCGCCGCTTGATGTAGTCCTGGTAGGCGACGACTTCCTCCGCGCTCGGCTCCTGCCCGCCGTCCTTAAAAACTTCCCCGGAGTGCTCCAGCTTGAGCTTCTCCCCGTACACCTCCGGCTCCCTCTTCTCGAGAAAGCGCCAGGAGTCGGGTATGCTCCCGATGACGAGCGCCCTCCCCTCGGCGTCGTGCGTCTTCCCGTGGATCCGCAGGGCTATATTCCTCTTTGCCTGCAACGGCAGCTTCTCCTGAATGGCGGCTATCTCGTCGGAAAGCACTTGGTTGTTCTTCAGCCACTCGTAATAGGTGTCGGGGTGTATCTCCGCATAAAAGCACGCCTGCCTGACGTTGGCGCCTATCGCGAACGCCTCCTTGAGCTTTCCGACACGCTCCTCGGTGAGCTTGGAGACGCCCTCGCCTATCCTGGCCCTCCACTTCTTGCCTCTTTTTTTGTGATATCTGGCTGGCATGTTGGCTTGACTACGGCTTTAGTGCGAAGTACTGCCTCTCGGGACTGCCCCTTCGCCTCAGGAACGTCACCACGTTGTTGTTAAGGGCTTTTGCGAGCACCACCTCGAAGTAGGGCTGGTAAGGCGCTTCCTGCTCGAACGTGGCGGAGTTTACGGCTATCAGGCCGGTCGATATGGCGTACAGGTCGTGCAGGAAGTCGTCTTTGAATATGCCTGGGTGCGGTGTGGCACCTTGGTAGACGTCCACGATGATGTAGTCAAATGTGCTGCCGACCTCTCGAAGGGCATGCGCGAAGCCGAACGCGTCTCTTCCATCGTCGCACGTCAGGCTCCGTCCGTGGCCCCATACCTTGTCGATGAGATCCGGTACGGTGTGCGCCCCGCATCCGAGCATGAGGATGTCCTTCGGCTTCACCGGAGGGATCATGAGCGACCAATACGTGAATCCGAAGTGGGACTCCGGCGGATACACCGACTGCACGGCACCGCCTTCGACAACATAGCTTACGCCCTCGTGTTGTAAAAACTTTGGAGCCATAAAAACTGCGGCAGAGCTATTAGTTAGAACGTTTTAATGCTTGAGAACGATTGGGATATGATCTTGTCTTTGACAAGGTCGCGTAGTTCCTCTAAGGTTCGCCCTGGTCCTATTATACCACTTTTGCCATGTCACGGACACCCTTGAGACCGTGCTCCCAGACCACGACCACCTCATAGCCCATTCGCCTAAGCGTCCTCGCATTCCTAGAGTGCCTCTCCCTGTTCCTCCTTATTTTCTCCGCCCAGAACTCGGAGTTCGTCTTCGGACACCTGAAGTGACTCCTGCATCCGTGCCAGAAACACCCATGAACGAAAACGACCCTCCCGCCTATGAGCACGTCGCCCTCTATAATCCCCCCCACGGACAAGAACCTCGGCCACATCCTATGCTTAACCCTGTTTCCCTTGAGCCAGCCGTGAAGCAGCATCTCCGACCTCGTCCTCCTTGACCGGATCCTCGACATGACCTCGCTCCTCCTTTTTTTTGAAAGCACGTCAGCCATTTTTTTGCGCCAACAGCTTCCCCCACTCCGTCCCGAAAGCCTGGCCAGCGTACTCCTTGAAGAGGTACCTGCTCACGTCGCAATGCACCGCGTTCCCAAGCGCAAACCACCTCGCTCCGTTAGACTGCCCGGCGGTCCACCCGTCAGGAAAGCCCTGGAGCCGCTCGCCCTCGAGCGCCGTCAGGAACCTCCACCTCCCGTCCGCCTCCTGGACTATCTTCTGCTGCGAGCTTGGGTTTCGCCCACCGCCCCCGCTGATCCCGGTCATAAGCGTCCCCATCCTGTCGTACCCGCCGACTATCGAGTATGAGTACGGGTCTCGCTGCTCTATCTTGTCCCGCATGCGGTTCTTCGCGGTCTGCCTCAGCCACACAAAGTTCTTTTCGTCGCCGTCCCGAAAGTCCCTGAACCTTTTTGTGCCGTCGACTATCCTCGGCCTAGGGTTCGTGACCTCCGTCTTCGACCCCAGGAATATCACCCTCTCCCGGTTCTGCGCGGATCCGTAATACAGTGCATTGAGCAAGACGCACCGCACGTTGTATCCCGCGTTCTCAAATAGCCGGAACACCTTGCGAAACGTCGCTCCGCCACCATGGTTGAGTATCCCCTTCACATTCTCGAGCGCGAAGAACTTCGGCTGCTTCGCGACGAGTATCCTGTGTATGTAAAGAACCATGGCGCCCTTCTTGTCCTTGTGGTCTTCGAAGCCCCTTCGCAGGCCCGCGATGCTGAAACTCTGGCAAGGAAAACCCCCGGTAAGCACGTCGAAGTCCGGCATGTCGTACGGGTCGATCTTGGTCACATCACCAAAGTTCTCGTGCGCCGGATAATGCCTCTGGTATATCTCGGAAGACGACTTCTTGGTCTCGGAAAAGCCGACACACTTCGCGCCGACCTCCTCAAGCCCAACATCAAGCCCCCCTATTCCCGTGAAAAGCGAGAAGTACCTCATGCCTTTTTTCTCATCAAGGCGACCAGCTTCTTATGGTCGAGCACCCCGCCCTGGACGCCGAAAAACTTCTTCGCCTCCTCGAACTCGCCTATCGAGTCGAAGTAGAAGCTCGCCCTCGCCTTGAGCCTCGGCGTCTCCGGGGCCTCGACCGTCGCAACGCTGTACTTTCCGGAGTCGATCTCGCGCTCCCGCGACAACTTGGCTATCTCGTCCGCACTCTCGTGCGCCTCGAGCTCGTCCACGTTGAACCCGGTCATCTCGAGCATGTCCGCGCTAAGAAGCCTGAGCTCCATGACCGCCTTCCCCATATCCCACCCGCTCTCGTTCAGCTTGTTGTCCGCCAGCCGGTACGTCCTCTCCTGCTCCTCGGTCATCGGAACCGACGAGGCCCCCCCGCATACGGTCCTCCCGGCGTCATCCATCACCCATAAGGGATCTAGGCCATATTCCACACCATACTTCTTAGACGCAATGTACCTTCCGTGGCCAACTATGATGACCCCCGACTGGTTGACGACCACCGGCTGCCTCCACCCGACCTCCTTGACTATCCGCGCAAGCTGAATCAACTGCGCGTCCGTGTGCACCTTCGCGTTCTTCTCATACGGCTTTATCTCTTTTGTCTCGGAAAAAGAATCTTCCCCTTTCATCTTACTTTGTTAGTTAGAGATCCAAGTCGCCGAACTCGCTTCCCGTGGTCCTCGACAATCCTGGTCCGCGTCCGAACCCCCTCGTGCTTCCCTCCGGCTCCTCAAGCTTGAACGCGAGGCACGCCCGCGTCCTATAGCCCATGACCCGCAGGAGCTCGCGGATCGCCTCCGCGGTCTTGCCCTGCTTCCCTATGACCTTCCCCATGTCTTCCTGGGCCACCCTTACGGACAGGAGAACCCCCATGTCGTCGTTCCTCTCCTCGATGGACACGGCGGACGGGTCGTCCACTATGTTCGAGATTATGTGCTGCAAAAAGTCCTTTGCGCTTGCGTTTTCCATTTTTTTGTTGTTAGTTTTTAACGCTACTCTTCCTGTTCCTCCACGCTCCTCGGCTTCTTCTTCGTCTCGACGATGATTCCGGAGCTCGTAAGAAGTATGGTGGCTATCGAAACCGCGCTCTCGACCCCGGCCACGACCACGTCCAGAGGGTCCATCACGCCCACGTCGAAGAACGGCCCGGACTCCCCGGTGACCACGTTCTTGACCCATCCGGGCTTCCGGTCGACCAGGTCAGTCCCCATGTTCTCGTGAAGCTGTCTCGACGGATACTTGAGCGCCTCGTTGAGTATGGGGCTCGAGGTCTTCACGCCCGCGAGCGCGACGCCGGCGCCGCACACCACCCCGCCCTGGTACGCGACCTTCACGGCGTTCACGGCGTCCTCCACCTTGTACTTGAGGGCCTTCTGCTCGTTCTCGGTCGGGGCCCCGACCTTGATGGTTGCTATGCTGTTGGTGAACCTACCGAGCCTATGAGACAGATCCTTCCTTTGCTTCTCGTTCTTCTCCTCGAGGATCGCGAACTTCAACTGCTTGACCGCCCTTGAGACCGCCGCCTTGCTCCCCTTCGGGCCGACTATGACCGACTCCTCGCGCCGACTTATGAACCGCTCCGCCCTGCCAAGGTCCGCAATTTCCGCGGACTCCAGCTTGTCCCCCTTCTCGGAGGAGAACACCTTGGCTCCCGTGAGGAGCGCGAGGTCCTCGAGCAAAACCTTCCTGCCATCCACGTTCGGGAGGTTTATGGCCACGGACGGGAAAGTCCCCGGCTTCCGCGTTTCCGGGTTCAGCACGTTCGGCAAGTTTATGACCAAGGTCGCGAGCGCGTGTTGCTCCACGTTCTCCGCCACCACCACGAGGCCGCGCTTACCGGCGGCGGCCATCTTGTTTATTATGGGGAAGAGGTCTGCGTTCTCCGTGAGCCGGTAATCCGTGAGAAGAAAGTGCGGCTTTTCTATGACCGACTCCATGCGCTCCGGGTTGTTGACCATGTACGGGCTGATGTACCCGCGCTCGATCCTAACTCCGTCGGACATCTCGACGTATGTCTCCAATGTCGGGGACTTGTCGATTGTGACCACACCATCCTTTCCGACCTTCTCGTAAATACCGGCTATCATGTCCGCGATCGCCTCGTTGTCGAACGCCACAAGCGCAACCTTCTTGAGATCCTCCCTCGTCTTGATGTCCTTTTTCTGCTTGAGAAGCTGTTCCTTGACCTCCCCAAGCCCCCTGAGGAGCTCCGCTGATATCCTGCGTCCGTCCCGCTTCGAGTATCGCGCCACTTCGTTCACAATGGCCTGCAGTATGATGAGCGAACCGGTCGTGCCGTCGCCCACCCGGTCATTCGTCTTGATCGCCGTCTCGCGCACGACGTTCACCACGGCATTCTCGGCCGGATCCTCGAGCTCGAAGTCGCGGGCTATCTGCACGCCGTCGTCCACGACCATCTTGTAGAGCATCTTGGAGATGATGACCTTGTTGCCGGCCGGGCCGAGCGTCGGTCGGATCAAGTCCACCATTTTGTTGACGGCGGAACGGATCGTCTCGAATGTTTTGTCCTGCACGATGATCGTCCTGTTTTCAGACATATTGGTATTTAATTATAGCCACTCTCGATCATGAAATCGACGAACCGACGGAGAGTATGCACGTCGGCCGCTCGGTCTGGCAAGTCTATTCCTTGATGGTGCGACGCGAGGAAGAACTCGACAGCGGTCCTTGCCGCCTTCTTGTGCTGGTGCGTCGGAAAAAGTATAGACAGCATGTCCTGAATCGTTGACTCTTCTGGTATGAAATGGCTCATATTATTATCGTCATCTCCTTAGGCCTGTAAATCTTGTGATACACCATCCGCGTCGCTCCCCCTCTTTGCGCAAACTGCCGGACGTGCGCCTTAAGGTACTCGTCGTTATCAACCCTTCCCTTGGACCCCTTCGTCCAGCGGAATCTCTTGCCACATATAACGCACTTTTCCCACTTCGCCGTCTTGGTGTTGGCGAGGTACCTCATGTTGTGCGGCTGTCCGTAGAGGCAGCCAAGGTCACGTCCGTATATCATGCTTGGTTCGGCCCCTCCGTCCCTTGATGTGCAAGTAAACCTGCCCCCGCGTGAAGTCGATATGCGATCTCTCGGCTTGGTCATGGTGCGGGTCGTACTGATCAAGGAACCACTCAAGGAGCCAGTATAGGGTTTTTAGTTTGAGACTGTTCATTCGATCGTGGCGAGAACCCACTCATCGAGAAGCAGGACGTAGTCGACCTCGTTCCCGCTCTCGGTAATCTTGATGTTCTCTCCGGAATAAACCCCGTAAATGACGTGGTCGCCATTCTTGATGTCCTTGATCTCCGAGCCAACAGCAACCACAACACCGATTGCCTTCTTGTCCTGGTCGACATTCGTCGGCTTTGATATCCCGTACTCCGAAGTCCTCGCCTGCTCCGGGTCAGGTCTTACGAGTATGTTCTTGCCACGGGGAATTATTTTAACTTTTTTGCTCATATTAGCTCGCTTACTGGAGTGTCCCTTCCCTCGCGCGAGTTGCGCTCGACTATACCGCGCCTCACCGCCTCGGCATCAGTCTCCGGGTTGACTATGAAGCCCCTCGGCCGAGGTCCTATGTTAGACAAGTTCCTCTGGGCTACTGACGCAACCCTCTCCAACGGGCTCCTGAAGTAGGCAAGAACGACAAACGCAAGCGCCGATATGGCGATGCCCGCAACGAATCCGATTGCGAAAACGACGAGATTCATGCTATTCGCTTGGGTTAATCACGCCCCCCTCCTGTATCGGCGGGGTGTCCTGCGCCTTTGCCCCCCTCAAATCGTCGAATATGATTGGTTTCGCGGCGACAGTGAAGCCTACGCAAGGATCCTTCGCCTGAATGAAGACCGGCTGGGCTCCGAGCCCGAGCTTGTACTTTGCCAGGAGTCCGATGAACTCCGCGTTGAACCCCTTTACTCGTTCACTTAGGTCCTCGACTTCCCCGCTCTCCTTGTGTTTTTTTGACATAAAATGGTTATTTACCCCAGCGAGCCTTGCCGCCGAGTTTTGCGATCTTCGCCATATAGGCCTTGCCGCGCTTGCGGACGACCGACCTGCCGCCGCGCCTTCCAAGCTCGGCCGCCATGATTCGCCTCTCTTTTTTTGTTGCCTGTTTTTCCATGACTTTGACTTACTGTGAGCAGAGCCGGGTGGATTTGGTTCGGGCATTTCAACGGCTTGATAGCCCTATCACGCAAGCAACCTTCGTCCTAACGGTCGACGTCCACTCGCCACCACCAGTTTGCCGTACTCTTGTTATCGGGGTGCTACCCCGCGGGCCCTGCTTACAAGAAGCCATGCACACATTTTATCACGGACGCTCGGCTCCACAACATCTATTCTGTGGATAACTCCTCCCCTACTTCACCACCGCGAAGCGGCTCGAGTCCGTAGTTCTCCGTCGGTGGCGCCTCGACCCCGGTCAGTCGCTCGATATCCAGTATGTACTGGCAGAACTCGGCGACCCCGAGCTCCGTGGTGCTCTTCTTGAGCCACACCTTCTTGCCATAGGCCTCAAACAGCCCCTTGTTGAGGAACTCCCCCTTGAACCGCTCATGAAGCACCTCAATGTAGTCCTTGTTGCGCTCCTCGCCACCCTCGCCAGCGATCAGCGGAAGGTATACGCCCCAGTAATATCTGTTCTGCGCGTCGGTGCGCTTCGGCTTGCGGTTGTGTACCACAAGCGACACCTGCTCTCCATCCTTGAACTTCGAAAGCTGGTGCCGGTACCACCTGGGGCTTTTCACCACGAGCTTGGGGCCCGCGAGGCCGTCGGGATTGTGCACCACGGCGGCGAAGCTCTGCGTGTACGTCACATTGTCTGGTTTGGTTGGTGTCTTGTTTTTCCTCATACTTCAAGTTCTTTTTTGAGGTCTTCGAGGGCTTGGTTGTATGCCTCAAGAGGGCCGTACTTTTCGTTTAGCACCCCCTCCATTGCAGATAGCGTTTCTTTGCTCACCGCGTCTGTTGGAATAGAATCTAACAGCCGCCTTGCGTCAGATCGTAAACCTGCTATGAAAGTTACTTTCATTACCTCAATCTTCTCCAAAATACGCTTTCTTTCTTGCTTCATGCCTCGCTGACGAGACTCGTTGGCTAAGTAGAGAGCGTTTTCTTCCATTTCTTCCATGACTTTTTCACGCTGACGAGAGAGAAGAGCACGTACCCACTTCTTAACCTCTGCACACGTCCAAACTTCTTCCGAATCTAGTCGTTTGTCCTGTTCCCATATTTCATCGAACTCCTCATCCCAGTCCTCGACTGATTCGTCGGGCTTACTTTCTGGGCAATCTGGATGATAATGTTTCTCGCTTCCTAATTCGCAAGGACAGTCGGTTCCTACGGGTTCTGGCTTCTCAACAACCGTTATCGAAGAATCTTCCGAAGATATTTTATTTAAGAACTCTTCTACCTGCTTATAAGAACCAACGCCGCGCGATACCTCATTCTCTTCACAGCGAAACCTAGAACACGTCATCTTTTTTGGTAGATGGCCGAATATACGCAAGTGCGTTTCTACTCCGTCCCAGTTATCCTCACCAGTAAGACGCCAACCAATCCTGTTTGCTTTTTCTTTCCACTCACAGCATTGGCTTACTTCTTTTTTGGGGTTGGTGGTCATAGTTTTAGATTTGCTTTTATAGCTACGTTAAGTGCTTTCAGCTTCTCCAGTTCTTTTTCCAGCCCTCCAATCTCGTAGTCAAAACCTACTCTATTGTCCAAAACCATTTTCACGGCTTCTCCCAATTCTTTTCCTTTGCGCCAGCTAGCCAATACTTCAAGGCCACTCGCTTTCTCAAACTCCCCAACCTCGTTCTTATACGTCTCAAGCGTTTTTTTCGCATCGTCAATTTCTTTCTGAAACTTGACCCGTATCTCGGCCTTCGCTTTATCAACCTCGTTCCACAAAGTGCTTACTGGAATCGTTCCTTCCGTTGAACGCCTCAAAAGTCCTGCGATAAAAGATAGGTTGAGCTCGGCTTCCAAAAGTGGCGCTTGTTTCTTTCTATACAGCCGATTGCCGGTACCTGCTACTTCAAAGTATCCCCAATTTTTCGGCAACTCGTCTATGGCGCAAACTTCTTTCGGCGCGACAAGCCACCAACGATTGCACCACTGCATCGCGTCCCCCCGACTTTTCCGGGTTCTCAAACTCTCTCAAAAAGTCCTGCCTACTCACCTTGACCTCAAACCCATGTATCTCATGGTTCATGCTTGGATAAAGAGCAAACGCAACGCCGTCAATGTATCCGTTAAAACTCCCCACTCCACTCTTCGCTACTTCCGTGAAGAAAGCGTAAGCAGGAGGCGCGTACTTGTTGGCGAGTAGTGTTTTTATTTCCGAAGAGGTCATATGAGTAGTTGTTTAATATCTAGGGCTTGTAATTCTTTAACTGAAATATAACTCTCTCTTATACCAAGTTAATTCATTCAGTATCCTTTCTCTCGCCTCCTCCCCAATCCGTTTGAGCAGGGCTTCTTCGCGGGAATGGATGTATTCAAGAAGAATATCTGCTTTAACTGCATATAGGCCGTCATCAAATGGCTTTGGGGCGCGAAAATTAAAATTGAACTTCTCGTCCTGCTCCTCTTGAAATGTTTTGAGTAGGGTGGTCATGGTCATACTTTTAACTTAACCTCTCCAAAGTAAACCTTCCCGTTTATTTTCACTTCCAAGGACAGAGTATCTAAGTGCGAGGGCTTGAGTTTCTTAGAACTACGCGCGAGGACCGCGGCAGGCCTAGCAGAGTCCCAATCGCTGCCGAGCCAGTAGTAGTCCCAGTCCCAGCGCTCGCCGCCCCAGCAGAGATACCGCACGTAGAGGCTGCCGTCCCGGTCACGATAGATGGTCCCCCAAAAATACACGTACTTGCCCTTCCACTCCTCGGGGATGAGCGAGGGATTGGCGAGTAGGTAGTCGAGAACATTGGCGTTTAAGACGCGGTGACTCCCCAGGATCTTGCGGAGGTCGTGCCCACCGATGCGTCCAGTTTTTTGGGCATCGGCCAGGAACAGGGCGACCTTCGCGGGGCTCCAGAGAAGCTGTCCGCCCTTCTGGTGATCCTCGACCGACCAACCTTCGGGAACGAAGGGGGCTTTGTCGCAGTTGATGATATGTTTTTCCTTCTTTTGTTTTGGCATACTTTTGTTTATGTTGTTCTTTCGAGTTTCTCAATTTCTTCTTTCAGTTCCTCTATCTCCTCTACTGCCTCGCAAAGTGGGCAGTATTGACCGTCAAAGACTATATCCGCATGCTTCCTGTCCTCACATATTTTCATAGTGTGGCGAGTGGTTATGGGGTTAATGACTTTTCAGATTGTTTTATGGCTTGCATGATTTCCATAGCCACGGCGGGTACTATCGAATTACCCAACGCCTTTAGACGTTCGTTCCTTGATGACTTTCTTCTTCCACGTCCGTCCACCCAAAGTGAACCATACTTTTCTTCAAACTCTTTAATTGCTCGATGTTTTAAACAATGCTCGCTTCTTCCAGTTGTTCTGCTCCTTCACGACGAGCATATAGTCGTCTGGGTGCTTCTTAAAGCTCTCGAATGTCGCCTCGAGTATCTTCCAGTTCGTCTTCCATGGCTCGAGCTCCATGCCCTTGCATTCCACGAATCCGCGTGACCCGTCCTTCTCATGCACGATGAAGTCTATGTAGTAATTGTTGATGTGGTGGCCGTTCACCCTGAGATCAATCTTCACCTGGCGCTCCCATGATCTTATCTGCTTGGCCCTGAGGCGCATGTCGAGCTCGAAGGCGTACCGGGCCTCCAGTCCAGAGTGGTAGGACACGCCGTTGTATATCGAGGATCGGTTGTGATACTTCGCCCGCTTCTCGGCCTCGCCCTTCTGCACACCACAGACGCAGAACCTGTCGCCGGTGTTCGCGTCCACGAAGAACTTGTGGTAGTGGGCGCCCTTTGTCTTCTGGAAGTAGGTCATGCCAGTTTTCTGTCATAGTATCTCCTAAGTGCGGCGGCGTTCCTCTCCTTTCGGTGCGCTTTGACTTTAGAATAACCTTAACGAGGCCGACCTCTCCCTCTGATAATCAACCCTCTGCTTGTAGGAGCCCTCGTCGAGCTCCTGTATCCACGTCTCGGCGCGGCCACCTCTATGAGTCGCCCACGCCTCGTGGCCTGGCGAAAGCACCTTGCCGCCCATCACGCCGGCCGGGTTCAGGACGAAGGCGCGGCCGTAGATGAAGTCGATCCCGAGCTCCTCCGGAACCCATCCTTCCGGAGTATTCAGGACGAGTCCGAAGTACTGCAGGTGGGAGAAGTTTGTGTACTGGCTCGTGGTGAGTCCGAGCTCCCCGAGCGCGATCGGCTCCCTCCTCGCCTCGTAAAGGTCGACCAGAGTTCGCAGCGCCCTCGCGAGCGGCACGTTCAGGTTGTGGGTGTACGCCGTGACCAGGTGACCGCAGCACTCGCATTTCTTCTGGTACTTCATGCCTCCTCGACGGTGAAGCCCGCCCCACGGAGCCAGGCAAGCACCTCCGACAACTCGTCCTTCTCGACCTTTTCGCGCCACACTTCCATCGAACCGTCGTCCTGGATGAGCTGCAACGCGAAGTCCCGCAACTCGGCGTCGTTCATGACGTTCTTCGGCACGACAATGTTCCCGACCGGAGCCTGAATCTTGAATGTTTTTTGTTCTGTCATAGGTTTACTTTTATTTTTGATACTTTAGCGGTCCTCTTGTCCGATCCGGACAATTCTACGATATCGCACATTTCGACGATGCGCGATACTGTCCGGTCCCCGACCCTTTCGGCCAGGTCCTGCGGGTTCAGGTTACTGGTGAAGATCGTTGGCGCCATGGCGTTGTACCGCTTGTTCACGATGAGGTAGAACGTCTCGGCCACCCACTCGGTTATCTTCTCGCTGCCCACGTCGTCGATGATAACCAGGCTCTCGTCGTCCATGAGGCCGTCGACGTCTGCTTGGCGGTCGCAAGCGTCTAGGTCGAAGTCCTGGCGCATGTCCCGCAGGAGCTCGGTCATGTTGCGGAACCTGGAGAACCGGCCGGCCTCTGGATAGTCGTACTTTTTCTTGATCGCGTAGGCAAAGTGCGTCTTGCCGGTGCCGACCGGGCCGTGGATGTAGATGCCGCGCCGTGTCTCGTTCATGGATTCGTAGAGCTCCGCAATCTGCTTCGGCACGTCCTCGAACCTCGCGTTTTTGTACCTCTCTGGTATGCTCATAGGTTTGCGTACTTGCCGACCTTCTTTGGGATCTCGACCCGAACCTCATCGTTCCAGCGCTCCTGATTGATCCAAGTAGTCGGGTGTGGTATAAAACGTCCTCCGTCCTTCCGCCACTGCTCAGTTGATACTTGTGCCTCGAGAGCAGAGAGAATCTTTGGAACGGTTTCCTCGGAAACCACCACTTTCTGCCAGGCCTTTAGAGCCGACTTCTTGCTCACCTTTTTTGGATACGCTTGCCAGAACCTTTCAAAGTGACCGACTGTCTTACTCTCTTTATATATTTCTCTTTGTATATTTCTACTTATAGTAAGGGCGGCATTCTTTTCCTCCCGGGGGGGCTCAAAATTGCCGCCCGGGGGGGCATTATTTGCCTCCCTTGAATATCCGACCAGTTCTATGTTCCTGTAAGTGCCCTTTTTGCCCCGTTTTAGCTGCACTTTCACGAGCCCAACCTTTACAAGGTTCGACAAAGATATCCTGATAGTTCTTTCGGCGATGCCAAGTGTTTGACTGATGTGCACGTTCGTCGCAAAACAGATTCCGCTCCTGCGTGAAAGCGCCAGTATTTCACCATAAACTATCTTTTCTGTCGACGATATGTCCGTCCTCTCCAGGATCGAAGCCGGTATCACCACGAAGATTGCCGGCTCGGTAATGGCTCGCCTAAGGTCCCCCGCGTCCTTGATCCCCAGGCTCATCACGAGGCGACCGAGAATCGACGTGTAATACACGTTTTCAGGGTCCGCACTGTATTTTGCCAGTTCCTTTTCGTAGTCCATATCGATTTCATCATACCACACTTACTGGCGGTTTTCCGCCAGTAAGTGGATAAACTGTTAGAAAGGTGTGTCCTCGGTGTTCACACCGCCGTCCTCCGGCGCGGACGGTCCCTCCTCGTCGTACTGCACCGACCGATCCTCCTGACGCTCCTGCCTCCTCGCCCTCGGCGCGTCCCCCTTCTGCCACGTGTTGAGCTCAAGGTAGAGTACGCCCTTCCGGGACTCCTTGAGGTCAAGGTTCACCCATCCACTCTTGCTTGCATGGGCCTGCAAGAAGGCGATGAATGCGTCGACCTTTACCGATATTTTTCCCTTGACGAATTGCGGAGCTTTCGGCCCTGGGCCTTGGAACCACATTCCGTCCGCAAAGATTTTTTCCTCAGTCATGTTCTTGTTTTTAGTTTGCTAAAGCAGTTCGTTTTTGCAGAGCTCCTTGATGCCAGCCCACGCCTTCTTCATGCGACCGGTC